GAATCCAGTCGTTAAAGTAATCAGGCTTTGCCCCTGGAAGACCCTTGCGTTTTGTGGCTACGCCACTAGTCCAGTCACGCACCATTGGTTTACGTTTATGGTCTTTGCGTCCACGATAAAGAAGCACTGGTTCCCAAGCGAATTGAACTGTTGTTGGTCTAATCTGATGAAAGGTTTTAGTCCAAGCACAAACCCGTATTTCTTCATCAACCAACATCCAGTTGAGGTTGGCGGGATTACAACTCAATGCCCAACCATCGGGGTATTCATCAAGGAGACGCTTTACTAAATCAAGGTGCGCTCCTTTACTGTCCCATATATGAGCCTCATCGTGAAACTCCCCATATCTTTTCTTTCCTTGTTTAAAGTAAGGCGGATCCGCATAAGCAAATTTCATTGCCAAGGTGATTCCCCGCCTAAGTTATTCTGTAGGCGACGAAGTGCGCCAGTGGATTTACGATCAGCAGTGGATACTGAACACTCAAGATAGTTTGCTAACTCTTGAAGCGTAAGGTTCTCGTGGTATCTCTTGATGAGGATGTCTTTGTCTTTAATATCTAAGGCTAAGTAAGCCTTCTTAATATCTATCAGGATAGCAAGAAGGTTTCCACCTTCTGCTGGAGCTGCTTGCTTGCGTGGTTGTCCATCGTTAATAAGGTTCTGCGCTGCTTCCAATACTGTGTCGTCAATAATAGAGGAGATAACGTGTGGCAGGAGTTGTCCTATGACCACAGTATCGTAGAAGGATTCATCGCCTACCTTGTAGCCTGACTTGGTTGCCTTCTCTTTGCGGGCGTAGCGTTCTGCGTGACGCTTCATCTGCCACGCCATACGCTTCTCGTTGATGACTCGTTGGACTGTGTTCTCTTCCGAGAGTAATTCATTGAAGTGGTCTGCTCGTGCATAGTACCAAGACCAGCACTCTTGTACTACATCTTCGCGTTCAACGAAGACGCGGTATCTACTGAAGATAGTTTTCGCTACGCTGAAAACAATATCAGGAGCTGACGGGTGTGTCGTTATCTTGAAGTTCTCGTCCATTGGCTCTCTTGTTCATCTCTTCTACGTATCGGTCAGCCTTAAGTCGTTTCTCCATAGCAATTTGCTTGCGTCTCTGGTCTGCTTTGTACCACGAATACTTGTCAGTCATTGTCACCTCTGACAAGTTGAGCAGCAAGATAAAAAGTTTTAGCACGAACCGCTGTGTCGTTAAAGTTGTACTCGTCACTTATCATTGCGTTACGAGCCTCTTGCTCTAAGTTATTAGCAAGTTGATTACGGGTAAACTTCACTATGTGTTTATAGTGCTCTATAGGAATCTCATCTCCATTAGGAAATGCGTATGTATTAGTCATTAGGTAACTCAGGCCACTTCTTATCAAGCACCATAATTGCAATGGCGCTGTAGTTCAGCAGGTCTATAAATGAGTCTCTAAGTGACTCGTTGCTGGGAGACAGGTTGCTATCAAGGAGGTTATTGATGCGAGCCACCTTGTCCCACATTCGCACTCGGAGTCCGTTGAGTGGTCCACCTGGACTGTGAGCGATGTTCTTCGGGCCGTAATCGTGATGCTTGCGGATGAGCAAATTACCTGCGGTGTCAAGGACTCTCCATACATCGGTGACAAACTCATCATTTACTCTCTTGTTGGTATCAAGCGACAAGTTATCGTTCCAGCTTTGTAGTCTATCGAGACTATTATCATCCCCATATCCATCAATAATCTGGCTGCCTCTTGGAGATCCTTTTTCTTGCTCACTCACTTCACTCCTCCTACTAGGTTGGCTGTTAGGTCCTTGCCATTGGCAAGATAAAAGTCCGTTATGTCCATACCTGGTGGTAATTGTACGATTTGTGAGTTTAAAACCTCACCAGCAACACGCCGAGAGAACTCCATACCAGGATTAGAACCATCTTCTTTAACATCGTTATCGCCTACAACATAGACAACATCAAAACCACTAAATAACTTTGTGTAGTAGGGCTTCCACGCCGCTACTCCTGGAACTCCAACTGCTGGCACACCGCAGTTTGCTTCCATAACTATCGCATCGAACTCGCCTTCGCAAATAACAATGCTTTTGGTTGCAGACATAGTAGCCAGCACATTAAACAAGTGGCTCTTCTGACCGACAGGTGAGCCATACTTAGGCTTACCATCATCTAATCTGCGGAACTTGAAGCCTACGCATAGACCAAGAGCAGTCATATAAGGTATTGAAATCCAGCCCTCATACATCTGATGACCCTCTATCGGATTAACGATGGTACCTATCTGGTACCGAGCAGCAGTCTCCTCAGATATCCCACGTCCTGCGAGGTAAGCGAGCGCCTCGTCGCTTATTGAGTCCGCGTAATGGACTGCCGCTTCCAGCAGTGATTTCGTTTGCTCTATCGATAGCATCCTTAAACCCCAAGTTCTCCAATTCCATAATCACGTTAATTGCATTGCCACCCTTACCGCAAGTGTGGCAGTAGTAAAGGTTGTTATAGGTATCAATTACCGCAGAGCGTCTGCTGTCCTCGTGCATACAGCACCGCACTGACACATTGAAACCTTCCTTTACTTCCCCTCCAAAGTGTCTGACTACATCTGCTATGGGGATTGAGTTTGCATCGGAGCTGGCTTTTGACCTTTTCTTACGAACCACCCTGGTCCAGTCTTGTGCTGGCATCCGCAATCTCCCTCGCATTTATCGTGAAAATCTTTGGCTAAGTCGGTCTTACCAATAGTGTTGTGATGACCTGCCCAACAACAACTACTGCAAATCATAACTCTTCAACCTTTTCCTCAAAGTCTTCAAAGAAACTGTTGTAATCATTCTCGTTTTTTGACACTCGAAACTTAGCCCTCACCAAAGCATCTTCTTTTGAGTTTGCTGTAATGATTGTTTCTCTACGTGAAAGAAAAGTAACCTTGTAGTTCTTCTCTCCTTCAGACAAGGGTTCACCTGTCCATATATTTGATGTTGTTATCTGTCCTTCAGGAACTGGCATTACTACTCCTATCTTGTAACCATTGGTCTAGGTCTTGGATTACCCAAGCCTTCTCTACTCCATACTGTCTGCGTTTGACTACGACGAAGGCTGGCGGGGTGACGGGTAGTCCGCGAGCCTTCGCGTAGTTGGCTGCCTCAGTCTGGGCTTCCGCCCAGAACTGTGGAAGACTAAGTGACTTACGATTCTTGCACTCAAGAATGTAGGTCTGACCTGCGATAATGGTAACGATATCGCCTTCGTCTGCACTGCCCGCTTTAGCGAGGCGCTCTGCGAAGTGTCCAAGTTTGCGTAAGTATTTCATTACATCCGTCTCGAACTTGGAACCCTTTTGTTTATTGTATGAACTCATACAACTCCTGTGTAGTTGGAGCGCAGAACTGTCCTACCTAAAGCATCAGCATCATTGATCTGACAGGTGGAGAAGTTCACAAATAAACTTGCGTAGTCTTGACCATCTGCCTGATGTTTACCAAAGCGATTCTTAACGGCTGCGACTCGAAGGTTCTTATCAATCGGGTCATAGCCAAGAGTAAGTATCAAAGCTGGAAGTTGGCTCACCTTTCCGTGGATTGCACGGCGGTGAGGAGGAAACGTTCCAGGCCCATACTCACTCTGTTCTGATACGTGGTGCAAGACAAGCACACAGGCTTCTGTCTTGCGGGCCATATCGTGCAGGTCCATCATTATCTGACGGAGTCCGGCCCATTCATTATCAGATTCAGCAGCGACATTCATTAGGTTATCTACGACAATGAGTTGTGGTGCTATTCCATAGAGTTCTATGTAAGCCTTAATCTCATCTTCAATATCATCAAGGTTTGGTGATGAATCAAAGACCCATTGAATGTGAGAGATGTTTTCTAAGTTGTCAGCATAAGCATCAGGGTTATATGAAATCTGATTCTCTACTGTTTGCTGACTATGTCCTGATATGTGAGCAGTGGCGCGAAGCATCACTGTTGCGATGTCAGTATCTGCGGAGAAAAACAGAGTAGGGACTTTAGATTTAATAGCGTATACGAGAGCGAACATAGACTTTCCAGCGTTAGGTGCAGCGGCAACCATACACACTTGACCGCGCCGAAACTTTATGTCCTTTACTTCTAAGTCTTTCCACACAGTCGGAAGTGGCTGCGCCAATGTTTGGGCAGTCCTCCAAGCGCGGTCTAACCTAAGCACTTTCCTCCCGTCGTACTACTATTTTATTTTTTCTTCTTAACTGTTTTCTGTCCCACTCTGTAAGGCCACCCCAGATTCCGTAACGCTCGTTATGGATGCCCCATTCTGCACACTCACTTTGATGGATACAGTTGTTACATATACTTCGTGCGTATATGAGTTCGTATGACCTTGAGTCTCCCTTTTCGGGAAACCAAAAGTCTCCACCTGTTTGAGCGCAGAGAGGATCCTCGAATTCACGAGGCTCTCGCATTGGGTCATCGGACCCAAATAGTTTGGCACTTGTCTGGTGCGCCCTTTGATGCAGCACACATATAGCCCTTCCAAGGACCTTTAGCGCTTACTCCTTCGCGATATACCATCGCTCCGTGCTTGCAGGTATTGTTTGATGGTTGTACTGCTGGTGCAGTTACAGGTGCAGAACCTTGAACGGGCGCAGAAGATCCAGCGCCTCGAAATGTATCAGCAGTTGAAGTAATCAACGCCGATACCATTGCTAGGTCAGTAAGACCTGTCTCTAGTTCACGCACATCTGTTGCGTAAAGATTTACAAGAGTTCCGTCAGGCAACTTGTAGTTGACTTGGAACTTTGTTGACTCGGGTGCAGCCATTTATCTTCCTCCAGTTTTTCTAATGGAAAGCCTTGTGCTTTCCTTGCCTTGCTTAGTCGGCACGAAGCCTAGTGCTTTCTCCACCGCTTCTTTGTCGACTGCGTTACTTTGGACAGTAGACCATTTGATCTCATATCCTGTTTTTGTAACTCCAGTTACTCCAAGGAGGGTATCGCGTACCGCTTCCTTTTTCTTTTCTAACATCTTAATCATTTCATCTAATTGTGCGTACTCAAATACGTTTAATGATTTTTCATCATCGTCAATCATTGGCAGAGTGTTATCTGCCGTAAGTCCTTTTTTTAGACCAGAGCATCCCATCTCACCAGAGGCGTCGTAGTATTTGCAATAGAACCTGCAGTAACTTTCGTCCTTTTCAGGTTCAGGTGCAAGGTCCGATGTCTTGATTGCAGATAACCAATCGAGCGCCTCTAGTGCGATGGCCTCGTCATAAGGCTCGGAATGTACAACGACATCCCGTTCGTCCCCATCACGAGGAATGGCTACAAGATTCACAGTCTGAACCTTCCCCAATCCAGATTTCTGAATCAGATAGCCATAGACCTGTACTTGCCAGCGTTGCTGTTTAGACGGAAAGTAGTTCAAGTTTTTATTCTTGACTGTTTTCCAATCGACTACATCCCCTGTCCCAGGAATGAAGCAGTCAACGTGTGCCTTCATACCATCGTATTCGACAGTCTGTTCTAGCAACACATCCTTGTTATCAGCAAGGGCGTTCTCTATTGCAGCGTGGATAGCAGTACCCATAATCGCTGCGAGCTTGAGCTCGTTGTCATTGGTTTCAGGTTGACCATTCAACCGATACCAAACCTTACGACGACAGCCACCTAGTTCTGATGGACCTATCTGTACTTGTGTCGAACGACCACGGCTGTTCTCTTTTTCGTGAAGAGCCTTGATCAATAAATCTTTTATATCCATATTAGATTCCTGGGAAATATTCGCGTGTGTACCAACGGGTGAATGTTACATTAAAAAACAAAAAGTTCAACTGAAATACTTTTGCTCGCCTAGTGTTTATCGGATACATATAGATGATGTAGTAATCAAAACCCAAAGCAAAGTTCTCTAGGGTGTGCTTGTTCACGTGGACTGTGAACCACTTGAAATCTTTATACATTAAAACTCCCGTCTTTGAATGACCAATTGAATCGGAGGACAGGTGTTTATGTCAAGCATTGAGGCTATCTGAACTGCCTTCTCGGCGTGTTGCTCTACATTACCCACAGTGAGACGATTAACGCGGTCATAAAGATAACCAAGAGCAAACTGCCCACCACTACCAAGTCCATAAATATTGGCGGACGACTGTATGAACGAGAGGTCTGTCGCAATATGGAAGAGGTTGCCATCAAACGAAACAAGGTAGTCGAACCCCGCGTCTTTCTCTTTCGAAGCTTCATACGGGTCATATCCATTCTCCTTAAAAGCCGTGATAATAGACGGCAATATCTTCGTACCCATCCATTGGACGGGATTAGATCCTTTGTATACAGGTGGCTTCCAGTTGTAGGCAAGGATGTCACCAGGGCGTGAGTCACCTGTGATACCTAGCAGGTACTTTCCGATGTGGATTATTTTCGGAGTTGATGTACTAACAGTCCTCAGATTATCTTCTGTTATCTGAGAATCTGCAGCCATCACAACTTGGTTTTCGAGTTGAATTCCTACCAGAGTTGTCATAACAGAGAACTATATCCCTTCGGCGTGTCGTCGCGTTAGCGACACACCTTCTGATTACAATATGAGCGAAGCGAATAAAACAGGGGCCGCTTATCGGCGGCCCAGTATCTACCATACTGTGCGGTTCCGTCTACCAAGGCTGCGAAAAACTAGCCTACCACCAATACAGGCTTCTGACCTGCGGTCCATAGGACCGACCCATCAATGTGTCTGTGGCTGTACAGTTTTTAATACCTATGTCCAATTCGAGGACTACGAGATCTGTTGGTACGCACTTGATGTGCAGTGTGCCAGTTGTGGCAACCTGCTTAAAGCTCCCTGCCCTGTGGATAAAGAGGAGTCAGCCTAAGTAAAACGACTTTGAGTTGAGCCGTTTTTATTTTGTCTCTAGGCAATCACCTTACCCTCTTCTGAAAGTCTTTCAACTCGCCATAAAACCACCCTTAAAAGGGCATAAAAAAAGAAGCCCCCATCCCGTAAGGGACAGGGGCTTTGCCTCGCGCTATCTACAAACTATGCTGCTCCGCGACCGAAATCTTTAGCGGATGAGTCGAGGTACTTCAATACAGGACCGAGGAATCCTGCAAGTGCTGCAGTTCCTAGAGTCTTGAGATCAGTTTCTCCTGCGAGGTAGAGTGCAATAGCAGCAGAGGCTGCAGCACGAAACCACGTCAGCGATATTTGCTTTAGTGTTTCCATTATTTGCCTTTCTTTTGTTTGCCGTGAACCTTGCAGCAAGTACATACAGGTGCCACATTGACACCTTCTGCCACCTTCTTCTTCGGTTGAGGCTGTAAGGCAGCCTTCACCTGGTTCACAACTTTAGGTTGATTCATCCACCAGAACCAAGGGCTAGTGTCATTAGCGCTATCAGCGTTGATAGAAATATGAAGATGTTTAGAGTGAGGGTTACTACCACTGTAAGGCCTATTGCCAGACTTAGCCTTGATGCGCGACCAAATCTTCTTATTGAAGATGAGGTAAGAAACCCTTTCATCTTCTTTGAGTTTTTCAAATATCTCGGCACAGTCAATACCTGCCTTTGGGTCGTGGGTCAGGTCTACTGCTAGGCCCGTATTGTGGTCTGAGTTAGGGCTTGCCTTGATGTGAGCCTTGCTTGGTAACAGACCATCCGATGCCTTGTTCCTCTTCGGTACAAGCGCAGTTGCCTGTCTTAGAACGGCAATAGCGGCAGGTGTTGCACTCTTTGCAACAGGTTTCATTTGTCACTTCCTCAATGCTTCCTTGACTAAGTCAGTAAGTAAATCTACTTTTTCTTCCAAGGCATTTACTTTGTCCTTGATAGAGGACCCGCCATTGGGCTTGAGTTCCATAAGAAATGTTTTGACTAGCCACCGCAATCCCATTAGCAGGGTTGAGGCTATTCCTAGAATGGTGGCAACAAGCATTGCCCAATCGGTAGGGGTCATTTACTGGC